TCTATCATAGTCTGATCCATCGGCTTTTTCGTACTCATCTTGGAAGTTGACTAAACTTTCATCAAATTTACCAGAACCAATATCAGGTAAAGCGCCCAATTTTATATATCTAATAATTCTAAAGACATGTCTTGCTTCCTTTCTATTTCTAATAAGAAATTTAAAAGCAAAGTTATGAGTTCTAAAACTCATACCAGCAAAAACTTGTTCAGAAAATGGGTTAAAGATTCTACCATTTCTTAATTGTTCGGTAGTATTTAAATCAATGGCACCCTGAAGACCAAGAAATTGGTTAAAATTGTTTGCTATGCCCAGCGCAGCGCCAGTACCAAATTCTGGAAGTGCTGCTCTTGCAGCCAGTTGAATTTGGTTCGCTAGATCTGTCATATTCGTACCACCATCTAATATATTAGTTAAAGTGACACCAGAGACGCCAATATCCATTCTTTTATATGCAGGACCATATGCGGTTTGAATGGAAGGAGGCATCGCGATATAACAAACAGTATCATCGTAAATAACCTTTTGTTGGTTACCCGGATTCTTTCTAGAATAAAAATTAGTTTCAGCTCCACCATCATCATAATTAACCCTATTGCGATGAAGCATTAGGTAATCTGTGGCTTCAGTTCTAGGATCTGTTGCCCCCTGATTAGGTTCACCGTAAATTGGTGCAACCGGGTATCGCAATACGTACGACATTAAATCTACCTAAATATAAATACGGTCTGTATTTATTTATGAGGTATCAGGGTAGATATACGGTTTCCTTTCCCAAGAAGTATAGAGGTGATGCAAATAATGTTATTTACCGTTCTTCTTGGGAATATAAGTTTATGAAATGGTGTGACTTGACACCTTCTATTCAAGAATGGGGTAGTGAAGAAATTGTAATTCCATATGTATCTCCTGTCGATGGTAAACATCATAGATATTTTCCAGATTTTTATGTCAAAATAAATAATCAAAAATATCTTGTAGAGGTAAAACCTTTAAAACAGACAAAAGAACCCAAGACGCAAAAAAGAATGACTAAAAGATATATAAATGAGGTTACAACTTGGGCAGTAAATAAAGCAAAATGGAAAGCGGCAACAGAATTTTGTAAAGACCATCAATGGGAATTCAAAATTATCACAGAAAAGGAGCTTAAAGTATAATGCCAGACCGTATGCGGAATATAGAAGCACAGGGTGTAAATGGTATCCCTGGCGCACAGCTAGCTCGTCACGATCAGCATAATAAATTTATTAATTATCTGAAAAAACGAGGTACAGATCCCTCAATGGGGAATTTGTATGCTGTTTCGATTGCCCCACCTGGTGTTTTTCAAAATCCATACGATAGGGAAGATATTAATAACTCACTGTATAGAAACTTTGTGGGTGGAACGGGCAATGAAGAGATGCGTAGGTTGATTAACATGTATGCCACTGCTGTTAATTTGCCTAGTAAACAAATGACCACAGGTCAAATTGTTACGATTGGGTCTCCTTACAAATATGTAACTGGTACTGCATATAGTCAAATTAGTATTACATTTATGATGCCTAGAAATCATTCTCTTAGAATGTTATTTGAGGCATGGATGAATATGATCATCAGTGATGCTAATCAATATGTTGAAGACTATGATGAATATGTCTGTCCATATTTAAGAATATACAAATTTGAAAGAGGATTTGGCGATAAAGCGTACTTAGCTGATGGTTATGATGAACAACTCAATAAACATTTTATTAAAAAAACAGACAGAGAAAAAGTTAGATTAAATGAACTTACTGCTTGTTTTGAACTCCGAAATGCATTTCCATATAACATTGGAAGTGCTCAATTAAACAACAATGATTCTAGACTATTAACTTATAGTATTGGTTTTAATTTTGAAAGATATAGATTCTTTCCTAGAAATAACATTAGACCTAAAATTAAAGATTATGCGAATATTGATAATCAAGTTAGCGAAAATTCTAGAAGAAGATTTTTCTTTGGTGGTGATTAAATCAAAGTATTTTGCATATCACCTAAATAAAATTACTGAATTGAATTTCTATGGCATTACCTAAATTAAACACTCCCAAATATAAAATGAAATTACCTTCCAGTGGTAAGGTAGTTAATTACAGACCTTTTCTTGTAAAAGAAGAAAAACTTCTTCTGATTGCCACAGAAACTGGTGATCAAGATGAGATTATTTCAGCGATTAGTCAAATCATTCAAGATTGCACCGATCTTACTGATATCAATAAACTACCCACCTTTGACATCGAATTTGTTTTCTTACAAATTCGTACAAAGTCTGTTGGTGAAGAAGTTGAAGTGAATGTTACCTGTCCTGATGATGGTCAAACTGAAGTTAAAGTTGCTATCCCTTTGGACAAAATTCAAGTTCAAAGAACACAAGGTCATAAGACTGAGTTGAAATTGGATGATAATATTATCCTTACGATGGGGTATCCTACACTGAAAACATTTGTTGAAATGAATTTTGGTGATGAGGCACCTGGTGTTGAACAACTGTTTAACATGGCGGCAACTTGCGTCCAAAGTATTGCTGACACTGAACAGGTTTATGAGTGTGCGGACACACCTAGATCAGAACTACTTGAATTTTTTGATGGTATGAGTTCTACTCAATTTAAACAAATTCAAGACTTCTTTGAAACTATGCCTAAACTCTCGCATACTATTAATGTTACCAACCCCAAAACTAAGGTCGAAAGTGAAGTCAAACTTGAAGGGTTGTCGGCTTTTTTCGCCTAGCCCTTATGCACACCAGTTTGATCAATTATTATCAAACTAATTTCGCATTAATCCATCACCATAAATGGGCGATAGATCATATTGAAAACTTAATGCCTTGGGAGAAAGACATTTATATTAGCATGTTAGTTGATTTCCTCAAAGAAGAGGAACGACGCATGAAAGAACAAAAACAGTAATAATTAAGTGGCAAAACTTGACGCATATAAGTTTATGGGAGGGGAAAAACCTCCTGAGGAGCAACAAACTATTGCTGCTTCGATTGGAAGTGTGGCGATTTCAAAAGTCGTCACTACTTTTGCGAATGCTAATGCCAATGCACTTGGTAATATTAATACATCGGTAATAACTATCGATCAGACGCTAAAGGGACTGTATTCAGTCTCTATGTCGTCTATTAAAAATGATAAATTAAGAGATCAAGCAGAACGCCGTAAAGCACAGAGAGAGCGTGATGCTGCTAGAGAGGAAGAAATTGAGTCGGGTTTGCTGCCTAAAGGTGCAGCAAACATGGCCAAAACTGGTAAATTAGATAAAAGAGAGGAAGGTTGGGCATCTAAATTATTCAAATCCATGTTTGGTGGATTGGGATTTTTATTTCAAGGTGTTCTTCAGTTTTTAATATCTTTAGCAACCTTTGGTGCAGTTAGAGCAATCTTACAGATTGTTGGTGATGAAGAAAATAAGAAAAAATTAGAACTCTTTTTTACCAAGTTAAAATTTGTATGGGATAAAATAGCTGGATTTACTAGTTGGCTAGTAAAGGATAATCTTTTAGATGGATTTACATCATTATTTGGTGAAAATAATACTTTTGGTGAGCGATTGCAAGGATTGGGAAAAATCCTAATCGGTATCATTGGATTGAAGTTATTACTTGATCCCTTTGGATTAATTTTTGGGGTTCTTGATTTATTAAATGCTCGTGAAGCAACTGGTGGAGGTGGACCACAACCCGGTGGACCACAACCAAGCACTAAACCTGGTAGTCAAAAACCAAGAAGAATACCTCCAACAAAAAAGAGAGATACTTTACTTAAGAGAAGCAGAGTTGATAGACTTGGCCGTTTAAGAACTTCTCTAAAAAGAATTAAATTAAAACAGGCAGGTATTGTTGATTATGCCAGGGTAGGTATTCGTCGTCCTGGTAGAATACCTAGCATGGTTGGTCAGGGTCTAAAGCAGACTCCTAAAATGATCATGAGAGGATTCAAGGGATTGGCTGCTGGTGCTAAAGGTGTTCTTGGTAGAATTCCTGTAGTTGGTGCTCTGATTAATTTTGTATTTGAGACATTAGATGTTGATGAACAGGGTAATTTAAAACTTGATATTGCTGGTAAAGGTGAAAAAGCAGCATACACTAGCATTGGCATGGCTCTTGGTGCTGCAGTAGGTTCATTTATACCTGTTCCTATTCTAGGAACTATTGTTGGCAGTATGATTGGTTCGTTTGGTGGCGAATTAATTTACGATCTGATCAAAGGTTCTGGTAGAGAAGCAACCCTTGCTAAAATGAGGGCAGGATTTAATGATGCTATTAACACAATTAAAACTGGTGCTGGTGCTGCTGGTGAGTTTATTAAAGGTGCTTGGGATAAATGGTATCGGGGTGTTGATAAGGTAAAATTCCCTGATGTACCTAATTGGGTTAAAAACACTCCATTTGTTGGAAATTGGGTAGCAAGTTTCCCTATTTGGGGCATGATGGTTCCAGATCCGAGAGTCATTACAGATCCTATAAAAGTAGGATACACATATGGCATGAATTTTTTCAAGTCATTATTTGGTGGTGTTATTGAATCGGGTAAGACAACTTTCTTGCCTGGTGCAAATAAACCGGCAGTTGGTCAAAATGCTAAATTGGGTGGTAGTCCTGTAGTTTGGGATGGAAATAATTGGATTCCTAAAGCAGAGTATGATAGTCCTACATCAAATCAGACTACAACATCACCTGCACCTTCTATACAACAGCAATCACAATCAACATCAACACCATCAGGGTATTATCCGGGTGCGAATCAATCCGCCGAGATGCGTGCTCTTCTTAATGTTATTGCTTACGCTGAAGGCACAAGAGATGACCCTAATAATGGATATAATACACACTTTGGGTATGATCAAAATGCAGACTTAAGTGCCCACCCCAATATAATTAAACGCAGTTCTGGATATTCTAGTGCTGCTTTTGGTAGATATCAATTCATGCCTAGAACATGGATTGGTGTTGGTGGTGCATGTAAAGCTGGCGGTCCTATTCCATACACTAGTGGTATGGATATGTCTCCTCCTAATCAGGATAAAGGTGCAGCAATTTTATGTAATAGAAGGGGTGTTAGCACAACACTGCTGAAAAAGGAGGGATTCAGTGTAAATGTATCTGCTAAGTTATCGGGTGAATGGGCATCACTTCCTAACGCTAAAGGAAAGAGTGCTTACGATCAACCGGTAAGAAAGTATGCAGAATTAGCGCAGTTATATGATCAAGAATTGGGTAGGAAATCTCCTACATCAAATCAGACTACAACATCACCTGCTCAAACTAGTTCAACGAAAAATCAGTGGTGGGATTTCTTTGATCTAGTTCCTAATGAATCTGAAGATCAATCCCAATCACAATCTATTCAAAGAGCTCCTGGACTTGAGATTGGTAGCGCAAATGCTCGTATTTCCTCTGGATATGGAATGAGAGTACATCCCGTGCATGGTGATTATCGGAATCATAAAGGTATTGATATTGCTGTTCCTACTGGTACTTATATTTCAGTTAAAGAACCTGGTGAGGTGATGGCAGCTGGTACATATGGAGCGTATGGTCAATTAGTTGATATTTGGATTCCTAGTAGAAGTATTCAACTTAGATTTACTCATGTATCTCAAATATTAGTTGCTCGCGGTGATAAAGTTGATGCATATACACCACTTGCTAGATCTGGTGGTGGTATGAATGATCCTGGAAGAGGAACATCTACAGGACCACATATTCATTTTGAAGCAGATAGACAAAAAGATGGTAGAACAGGTCATACCGATCCATCGCCTTACATAAATTTATTATACTTAACTAAAAATGATCCGTTTAGTTCTGCTAAAACAGTAACTGGTCAGGTAAAACCCACCAAATCTACTAATAATCAATGGTGGGACTTCTTAAATCTATTCCCCGATCAAAAAGAGTCTAGTGTTCCTGGTAGACCTGTTGGTCAGAAAGCAACATTAATGGGTAAACCTGTTGTTTGGGACGGTGATAATTGGATTCCCGATCAAGAAAAACTACAACAACAACAGGAACGAAATGCAGCAGTAACAACATTTGCTGCACTAATGAAGGGTGTTTTAGCACTCCCTCAGAGAAATGCAAAAGGGTTGAAAGCTCTTGATAATAGTGCAATAGAAACATTTGTTGATGCGGTAAAGAGTGGTAAATTATTCTTATATTTGGCACCTGAAGGCACTGCTGCAGCAAGTGCTGCCTTAAATGGTGGTGCAGATTTATTAAATTCTATTGGTGGTGCCCTTTCTGGTTTTGGTGGTCTTGGTGGTGGTGCTGGTACAACCGGAGATGTTCCTGGTGGTGTTCCTAGTGAGAATTTACCAGAGAATTTAAAAAAGGCATTAGAGGAAAGACAAATTGATCCTTTTGATACAGCATATTCTAAAGATCAACTAGATGATCCTATTGGTACTTACCTAAATCAAGCATTTCCTGATCCTACAGGTAGTGGTCCTTCTGGCAATCCTTTCTCACAACCTTTAACTAAAGAAGGAATATTAAATAATTTTTATGGATATAATCCGTTAAGTTTAAGTGACGGATGGGAAATATTTAAAGCTAAATTGGGAATAGGTGGTGCTCCCAAACCCAAAGAACCTGAAACTTCTAGTGGTATTGATTTCGGTAGTATATTTGACTTTAGTTCTGGTGCGCCCGAATACAGTTTTAGTTCTGGTGGACAGGTATCTAAAAATTTACCTCAGGCATTCCTTGGTAAGATTTTCAAGAAAGTTGGTAATGCAGTCAGTGGTATCTTCAAAGGTGTTTCAAAGGCATTTAAAAGTGTTACTTCAGCACTCGGTGGTTTCTTAAATTCACCTCTTGGTCAAATAGTTAGTTTTGGTCTATCGTTTATTCCTGGTGTTGCTCCCGTCATGGCGAGTATTAAAGCAGTTCTTGCATTATCTCAGGGCGATATTTTGGGTGCACTCACCTCCGGCATGGGTGCTCTAGGTGGATTCTTCCCTGGTACATTTGGTGCGGGAGGCACATTCTTCCAAGGGTTAAATAGCACTTTTGGTGACGGTCTTGGTGGTGTGATAGGTGGATTCCTCACCGGAGGATTTGGTGGTGCTTTAGGTGCATTACCTGGAATGTTACCCCCAGGTTTGCAGAATATCTTTAAAGGTATTGGAGGATTTTTAGAAGAAAATCAAGGTGTTGCTAATCTTCTTCAAATGCTTCCTGGTATAGCTAGTGCTACTGGTTTTGGTCAGATGCTTGGTATACCCGATCCTCAAGCAATGGGTGGACTCGGAACATTAACTACAATTGCTGAAAAAGAAGGTGCTGGTGGTATTATGCAAGCAATTCTTGGTAATATATTAGGACAGAAGGGATATCAGGAGAGTCTGATAGATGTCGCTGCTGAAATAGGTGTTAATCCTGAAGTATTAGGTGGAGTTCTTAGTAGAGCAAGGGCAATGAACCCGCTAGATGAAAAGAGTCGTGAATATGCATTACAGTCTTCTATTGAAATTCAACAAATGCCTATTATAGTTGAAAAGTTGGTAGAAATTCCTAAGGGCGTTCCCATAAATAATTATGTAGGTGTACCCATTCCAGTTCGGCAAACAGCAGAAGAAAAGAAATAAACAATGGCAACTCCAGTAGCACCAGCAAAAATTAATATTTACAAGTTTGTAGGATCTCCTAAAATTTCTGGAGATGTTTTGACGAAATCTGGTGCATTGGGGCAAGTAATTAATAAGACTGAAAATGCAAAATTAACGGCACTTAATAATATTGGTAATACTCTGAATAGTATTCAGGGAAGTCTTAAAGGCATCTTAGATATTCAAACTAAGCAACTCAAGGACGATCAAAAAGATAGAGTAAAAGATAGTTTTACTGCAAAATATACTATTGGAAAAGGACTTAAAGCAAGCAGATTTACGAATCCATTTAAAGGTATAAAACCTGGGAGTTGGTGGAAAGGTTTACTTGGTATTTTAGGTGGATTATTAAAGTTTTTAATTATTAGACCTATTCTTGAGTGGTTAGCAGATCCGCAGAATCAAGAAAAAATTAAAGCAACTCTTGAAACATTCAAGGATATATTTGTTTGGCTCTTTAACTTCACTAAAGGTAGAATAGCTGGAATTGTAGACGGATTATATAATTTCTTTAATGAGGAAAATAGTTGGCAAGATCGTCTTGGTGGATTACTTGGTGGTCTTGGTAATCTTGGTGTTTTATTATTAGGTCTTCGATGGCTTTCTAATCCACTTAGGGTTATTACTGATTTAAGATCAGTTCTTACATTTTTCTATAATCGCTTAACTGGTGCGAAAAAAAGATTAACTGGAGCAGCACCTGGAGCAGTTAGGCGTGGTCCTGCTGGTAGAGTTAGAGGTGCTATTAAAGGTACAGCTGCGATTACTGCTCTTGCAGTTGGTGGTAGCTTTGCTCTCGGTAAATGGCTTGAATGGCAAGAACAGCAAAATGAAAAAGGTGATGAAGTTGATGCAAATCAACAGAATACTATTGACGGATTAAGTTCCTCTGTACAACAACTCGTTGATGAATTTGAAAAAGGATATCTAGATGCGGTTGATCCTGCTGGTGCTGAAGAAAGATCTAAAGGTGGTTCTGTAAAAAGAAAAAGAAGAAAATCATCTGGTGGATATATTTCTGGTCCTCAGTCTGGATATCCCGTATCACTTGATGGTAAAGGTATTGACTTTATTGGACATGGTACTGAATATGTTGCTCAAAAACCTGGCGGCGATGCATATGTTGTACCTCTTGATACGCCACATACGAGAAGAGATCCCGAATTAACTGATAAACGAATTGCTCAAGCAATGAGCAAGGGTTATGGACTCAGTGAAGGAGGTCCAGTTCTTAAGAAACCTCAGGGTGGTTGGATTACTGGACCTATGTCTGGTTATCCGGTTTCTGTTAATGGTGGTAAAGCAGACTTCATCGGTCACGGTACTGAATATATTTCCAAACAACCCGGTTCTAGTGATTTTGGTGTTATTCCTTTCCATAAAGGTGTTTCTAGAGAATATACTAAAAAAATTGCTCAATTAACTGCTCTTGGTGGCGGTCCTGTTCCTACTAAAAAACCATCTAAATCTGATCTTTTAAGTGGCCGTGGATCTGTATCACCTAGAACCAGAAAACCAAAAGCATTTTTAGGTAAACTGTTCTCTGGTGCTACTAAAGCTATCGGCAATTTCTTTGGTGGCGGCAGCAAGTCTTCTGGCGGTGGTGGTGGAGGAGGATTCCTTAGTGGAATCGGTAACTTTGTTAGCGGTATTTTTGGTGGTGGTAATAGGTCTTCTGCAAGTTCTTCTGGAGGATCTTCTGGAGGAGGATTCCTTAGTGGATTCGGTAACTTTGTTAGCGGTATTTTTGGTGGCAAGAAGAATGAAAGTCCATATACATTTGGTCCACTAGCAAGTGGTGACACGTATGGTGCCGCACTTGCTGGCAATAAAATCTTTGGTTTTGATTATAACGAACGAGGCAATCTTAAAGGTAGCACTTTCTTACCAGGAATATTAAGTCAAGGCACTGGAATTGGCAGAACAATTGGTAAAATATTTGGTAACGAATCTCTTGGTGGTAGTATTGGTGGACTGCTGAGACAGTTCGGTGGTATTATGGGCAAACAGGAGGGATTTGATTTAGGAACTCTTCTTCAAAGTGGACTTGGAGTTGCTGGTCATTTCTTTAAAGATAAGAAAGGACTTCTTGGTCAGATTGGAAAATATGCTAGTATCTTTACTGGACCAAATGCAGATAAGTTCACCTTCGGTGAAAAGTTGGTTTTGGCTGCCAAGATGGCACTGGAAGGCACAGCAGGTGCTGAATATATTGAACCCATCGCTGATATGTTGGGTATTAATATTGATAATGCCAGTGCCATGGCTTCTCAAGCAGGTATTGGAACTGGTGGATATAGTAGTCCTTATGATATTCCCCCAAATCCTGCTTTTGAAACTGGTAATAATCCTGGAGTACAGGGTGGTGGTATTCAAGCTGCAGTATCTTTAGGTAAATGGGCATTGAGTAGGGGCATGACCGTTATGGGTCACCCAAACTTTAGAAATAATAAATGGACAGAATTTGGTGCTAACACTGGCGTTGGTTATAGTTCTGCTGGTAAAGAATATATTGGCAATCCTCCGAGAGGAAGTCAAAGATCCATGGGTCTATCGATTGATGTTAAAGACTATAGAGACGAAAATCCCATCGGTAGACTGGCATCATTAGCAGCAGAAGCATACGCAAACAGAACAGGCAATAAAATATCAACAATTGCTTATGATGGTTGGGGTATGTGGGAAGCAGGATCGAAAAAAATGAATCCTGGTAATTATGGATATCCTGATAGTGTATATTTTGGTGTTGCTCAAGAAGCTCAAGAACAGGGTGGAACGGGTATTGAAGCTGGCGGTGCTACGGAATCAGCTGCTGTTAATAGAATGATCGATGGTGGTGTTAAAGGGATGTCACCACAAGAACAATTATTAGCTGCTCGCGCTCAAATTAATCAAAGTCAAGCAGGTCAGGATACTAATTGGTTAACTAGTGCTCTTGATCTATTTGCACCACCAAAAGCAAAAGAAGAGGAAAAACCTTTTTATTCGGACCTATTATACAGAGCATCAGATACTAATTCTTTTGCAAAAATGTTTGCAGACTCAGGAGTTGATAATGATGGAATCAATAAAGCATTAAATGTCACTGGTTTTGGTGTAGGTAAGAATTCATTAAACTTAGGTACAAAGTACACATTCAATACTGATGATAATTACAGTTTTAATAATATATACAAACCATCAGAACAAAAACAAAAAGCTCAGTTTAGGGTAGATGGAGGTGATACAGATACAAATGATAATAAAACAATAGTTAAGGGAGGATTTACAGGATCTCTTGATAGAACTGAACCTTTCTCAATTACACCATTAGATATTGGTCAAAACTTTTTGCCGCAAAATACAGGATTTGCTTCTGGTAGAAGCGAAAGAAAAAAAGAGGAAGAACCTGTATTTAGATCCAATGTAAGTAGCAGCGCACCCGGTGAATCTGTAAGAAGGCATTTTGAACAGCGTAGAGGTGATCATGCGACTGAAGCAGCGAAGGAAAGAAATGCTGCACGAACTGAAATGCAAATGCGAAATGCAAAGACTATGAATGCATTAATTACTCAGGTATCAGCAAACAATGCTCAAGTTTCTGCTAATGTAGCGAAAGCACATGCCACTATTAGCAACTTAATAAATAATGCAGCGAGAGGTGGAAACGCACAACAAACTGCTGGTAAAATTATGCAAGGTACTGCAAGCACTCTGGCACAACCTGCATTCAAAAACGGTTAGAGGAATTTATAAATGCAAAGAACCTACGCTGGTGAAATTGATACCAGAGCATTCTTAAGACGAAATGGTGAAAGACTTAAGAATGCTCAAGGTGTAAGTGATATTTCTGATTTTGTTAGAGGATATACTATCACCGAATCGATTGATCTTGTATGTATGCAAGCGCAAATCGTTCTTGAAGATGCTGCTGGTTTAATTGGTGTTATAACCGGAACGGAAGAAATTGAATTAAGAATACGAAGTAGTCTTGCAGATAGAAGTTATATTTTTAGGGTACTTGGAATAGAAAGTAGAGTGAAATCTAGTAGAGGATCGGAAGTTTTCGTTCTTAACTGTGTTTCTGAGGAATATATTAAAAATGAGACAGTCAGTGTTTTTGGACACTCTGATGTTTTGTTTAAAAATACAGAAGGATCTAATATTGTCAGAAGTTTGTTAAAAGATAAAAACTTTTTGGGTTCTGATAAAAAATTTTATGGGGAGAAAACCCTCAATACACATCCATTCATTTCTCCAAACTTTAGACCTTTTGATGCTCTCTTTATGGTTGCACAAAGAAGTATTAGAAAAGCAAAAGCAAGTGGTGTATTACAGAATGGTTTTGTATTCTATGAGAATGCTTTAGGTTTTCATTTTAAATCTTATGATAAATTGATTGAAGATGTTGGTTTGCAATTAACTAGATCCAAAACTGAAGAAGAGTCTGGTCTTCCTAAAATGTACAAATATACTCTATCGGATCCTGGTCTTGATGAACAGATGGATTTATATAGGATTACAGGAATAGGTTTTGATAAAGATACTTGTTATATTGATCCACTAAGAAATGGATCTTATTGTGGGTATAGTATTGGATTTGATCCTGTATCTTTGCCATCATCACAAATTGGATTGAGTGAAGACATGCCATCAGCAACATATCGATATAGTTTATCTGATATGTGGGATAAAATGGAACATTTGGATAATAAAAATAGTGTAAATCCATATACTCAAATTGACAATACTGTTAAAGGATATATTGACTCGCCAAGAAGAATTAGATATACTCCAATACCAAATAGAATTTTTGATAATAAAGATGGTCAAGCGCAAGCAACTTACAATGAACTTAGTCAATTAGAAGCATATGAATTTGCTAGAATTGAAAGTCTTAGGAATGTTATGGTAAATATAGAAATACCAGGAAACCTTGACTTATATGCTGGTACTGGTATTGACATCAATGTTTCAGCATCCTATAATACTGATCGTGGCAGAGATGTAGACCAACGATCTAGCGGTAGATATTTAATCCGTAAAATCGTACATAATGTCGCTTCTGGTGCCATGAATATGACCACTGATCTAACACTTATGAAAGACAGTGTTATGAGGCAGCAAGGTCAATTATAAATAATCAAATAACGGAGCTATACTAAACATGGAAAATATCGAAGCTCACATCCAAAAAGACAAAGAAATCCTTCAAGATCCAACTACCAATCCTCAAATGCGCCGACATATTGAAGGTGAATTGCATGATCTAGAGGAATATGTAGAACATCATAAAAAAGAAATTGAAGCGGGTGATCATCATGATCCATCCTATCTTGAATTGTTCTGTGATCAGAACCCTAGTGAACCAGAGTGTCTAGTTTATGACGATTGACTTTGAAAACTCCCTT